TGGTTACGTCCGTCACGTTCACGCATCAGGCGGATATCGTTAGCCCACCCAGCAAAATTCGGTTTTCTGGCTGATGGTGCGATAGTCTTCACCATGTCAAACATCCACTCTGCGGCGGTCAGGTCTTCTGCTGTCCCCCACTTGCTGCCGCTCTGAATTGCAGCATCCGGTTTCACCACAGGAAGATCGTTTTCTGGCTGGTCAGAGGATTCGCCAGAATTCTCGGACGAAAAAGGTTTTATATTGTCTTTTGTTAGTTTGTCTTTTGTGTTTACCTGATTCGGGTAAACGCCTTTACCTGATTTGGGTAAACTTTTCTTACCTGATTCAGGTAAATTTACCTCTTTCAGGTAAACTTTATTTTTCTTACCTGATTCGGGTAATGTTGACCATTCACTGACCACATTATTAATGCCGATATTCCGCCCGCTCTGAATAAGAATCCCACGCTTTACCAGAACGCTTTTTGCAGCAGAACACTTGTGCGGCAATATCCCGGTCAATTCGGAAAGTTGCTCGTTGCTCACCCAATCCAGTTTTTTATTAAAGCCATATGTTTTGCGCATGACAGCCAGGAAGACCAGAAGCTGGTGCTGTGTTAATCCGGCCAGCATCACAGCTTCCAGCAACTCATTTGCAATGCGCGTATAACCATCATCGAGATCTGCCACGCGCGGCTCCTTTTGTGCCGCATCCGGCACTGGAAAATTGAATATCTCAGCAGTGTTTGCCATAATTCCTCCCGCAATGAGTGTGTTACGATTTGCACCTGAAAGTCGGTTCTGTTCCAGCAGACCGGCTTTCGCCATTTCTGAACCTGTCATATCGCCCCCAGCATGGTAGTAACCATCGCCATCAATGGACCAGCCAGATCTGGGTCCACACGAAACATCGATACAATACCTTCACTAATTTCCTTCAGTTTCTGGTGGCGTGGTGCGTTGAGAATGACAGCCTGTTTTGCCTCACTGAGTTCCTTTTCCATTTCAGCCAACCTAGCCATGAAGCTATCCTGCTCAACCAGGTAACCGCGATATTCCAGCGGTAGTACCGCCAGAATTGCCGGGGTCAGTTCACGCACGTTATTTCGGTATTTTTCAGAATCGAATTTGTTATCGAGGAAGCGGAACAGCTTCTGGCGTGCACGGCTGACATCATCAGGGAAATCGATGGTGCCGCCGCCCTGCTCCCGATACTCATTCACAATGAGTGTGGCAACGACATCCTGATTATCTACAGCCGACCAGGCGCGGACGGCATCACGGATTTTTTCGTGGCCTGGCACCTGTTTTGTTTGAGAACGATTTATCACCGCAGTCGGGCTAAATCCGCTAGTCTGTTGGTATGGAAGTGGTTGCATAATTGACTCCTTTAGTTTGAATTGACTGTTAAGTTGATTGCTTATTGTTAAAGAGCGTGAAATGGAAATTTAAGCTGCGTTCTTTTCGGTGTGTGGAAACAACTTCGGAAGATCCGGGCGAATCTGGTATGCCTTCACTACTCCACCAGTAGCCGTAACAATGCTGCCGACATGTTCAGGGGATACCTTTGCTTTGTTGTGAAGCCACTTATAGACGGCCTGCTGTGAAACTTCGCAAGCAGCGCCCAGTTTCTTTTGTGAACCAACGATATTGATCGCTGTTTTGATAGCTGGGTTCATAACAACCTCCGTGGTTAATTTGAATCAAGATTAAAACTATGGTTGTTTTTAGTCAACAACCATTTTCGTTTGATGGAATAAAACCTTGGTTGTACATTTGGACTATGAAAACAACACTCTCAGAAAGACTTAAAGAAGCCAGATTAGCGCGAGGCCTTACACAAAAGGCGCTTGGGGATTTGGTCGGGGTTAGCCAGGCTGCTATTCAGAAAATCGAAACAGGGAAAGCTAATCAAACAACTAAAATCGTGGAGATCGCGAACGCTTTGGGTGTGCGCGCAGAATGGTTATCTTCTGGCGTTGGAAATATGTCAGACAGTACAGTGCAACCAATACAATCAACTGTCAGCCATTCCAAATACTTCAAGATTGACGTTCTTGATATAGAAGTCAGTGCTGGGCCGGGAGTCATCAACCGTGAGTTTGTAGAAGTTCTACGCTCGGTTGAGTACTCGTTTGACGATGCTCGTCACATGTTCGATGGTAGGAAGGCGGAAAATATCCGCATCATTAACGTGCGTGGTGACAGCATGTCAGGAACGATCGAACCAGGTGATCTGCTGTTCGTTGATATCACAGTTAAATCTTTCGACGGTGATGGTATCTATGCGTTTCTGTACGACGACACAGCCCATGTAAAGCGCCTGCAAATGATGAAGGATAAGCTGCTGGTCATCTCTGATAACAAAAGCTACTCACCGTGGGACCCGATCGAGAAAGACGAGATGAACCGGGTGTTCATCTTCGGTAAGGTTATTGGGAGCATGCCGCAGACGTACAGGAAGCATGGTTAATAATTAGCCTGTAGCTTTTTAAGGCACACTCTTTTCAAGAATATTAAATAGAACACTATATGGCATAAACAAGGACTTAGGATGGAAAAGCCTAGCTTCCCACCTCTTCTTACAGCAGGATTTCATGATATGGATAGTGATGGCATCAAGTCTCTTTGTGTCGACACCTTCCCAAAATCCGTTAGAAGAAGTATGCTATACTGTAATTTTATACAGCTTATTGAGCAATTTAAACTTGTTAATCAGCAGTGTCTATGTTTCTCTGAAGTGTGGATCGATGGTTCATTCACTACAGAGAAACCTGAACCTGATGACATAGATATACTCGTGGTCGTCGATTATTTGGCCCTAAACTCTTTGCCAAACACGCTGATGCCATTGGTCAGCTCATTGTTAAATAGAGATTTTATTAAAGAAAACTACAGCATTGACGTTCTTTTGCTGCCTGAAAATCATCCAGAAATCGATTATAGTGAAAGGCGAAGTTACTGGAGAGGGTGGTTTGGTTTTGATCGGAAGGAGAATCCTAAAGGCCTCGTGAGGGTAATGTTATGAGCGAAGAAAAAACATTCAACTCCCTCAAGGAGCGAATTGCGTTCATTCAACGCGATGTGGATCTGCTTGCTCAAAATAAGGGGAGATCATTTGCTGATGACATTATATTTAGATCACTTGACTCCCATCTGAGCGATCTCCGAGAGAGACAACGTGCAATCGATAACCAACATCCTTTACGTGATTTCATGGAGTTGAGATTAAAAGGTGTTTTGGTCGATTTCGGGTCTATTCCGTTAGATATTCTATCTGTAATTTCAGGTAATCTCGCATCCCTTGTACAGAAAGCAGTTTACCGACTTGGATCTGGGAAAGATTCTAGTCGTGTGCCGATTGATGTTAAAAAATCATTAGACATGAGATTGGCAGACTTGCGTCCAGGTTCGACGAAGTTAGGTGTTACTTTTTCTACTGGTTCTTGCGAGCTCATCGAAACAGTATCCAGTCATGCTGTTAAGGAGATTTTTGCACTACTCTCATCCATTGATGAAGAAACATTCACGGCTAAAATTGCCGAAATTGGTTCGCAATCAACAGCTAACCTAAAAAACATCATAAATGAGTGCGAAAAATATAGTCTTAACTTTGATCTTACTTGGATTGGACCTTTAAGTGATGGTACCAGACAAGTGTCAATTTCTTCAGAAGATATAAAAAAACTGAATGCTCGCTTAGCTTTAACGAAGGTCATTCAGCTACCGGATGAGCATATATCAGGCGAACTTGCTATTTTATCCATGTACGGGAAATTGGAGATTGCAAGCGAGCTTGGAAAAATAAAGGCTTCTTATCCGATTGATATGTTAGGAGAAATTCAAAGTAAATATAAAGTTGGTGAACGAATATCGCTCGTAGTAAGCGTTTCTGAGATTCACAATGAAAGATTAGGAACATCACGACGTAACTACATGGTTAAAAAAATCGAATAGTGATGCTACCCGGCCACCGTGCCGGGTTTTCTTTTGCCCTCCCCTCATCACACACACCGTTAAAAAAACCACCATAACCTCGCTTCAGTTATCGCTATGCGATTCAAGTCACAAAATAAATCCATCCTAAATACAACCAGTTATATCTAAAACAACCAATAAAACAACTTTTGTTGTTGACGATAAAACAACTATAGTTTTAAATAAGTTCATCGCAACAACACAACGATACGGCAACTACCTGATTCACCGTTGCGATGACCGCTTAGATCCGCAGCTTGAATTTCAGCAGGCTTCGGGGAGTGCGAGGGATGAAACGGACGCGTGAACGTCGGTGTGACCAGCTGAAATCAACTCAACATTTCATACCTTAGTCGCTTCAACGAGGCGGCTTAGTTATGACAACCGGCGGCCATCCACCGCCTGAATACGCGCAGAAGTCTTTATATGTTCAGCAGCCCAGCTTACGGGCAGGAGTTTTTATGGTTCATCAACATTACGGAACGCAGACCGTTAATCGCGGTGCGGTCATGCCAGGAATGCTGGTCAAACGCAAAGATGGTACCTGGACTGCATCAGCTAATTTACGCGGACGACTTTATCTGCATCGCGGCATTGAGCGCACTTATACCCGTGACTTGCTCGTGGAAGTTTTTCTCGACGGACGCGGCAACGGTCTGAATCACTAATCCCCTTTCCTGTTTTCCGAATCAGCCTGGCATTCCGCGGGCGATTTTTTCACAGCCATTTTCAGGAGTTCAGCCATGAACGCTTATTACATTCAGGATCGTCTTGAGGCTCAGAGCTGGGCGCGTCACTACCAGCAGATCGCCCGTGAAGAGAAAGAGGCAGAACTGGCAGACGACATGGAAAAAGGCCTGCCCCAGCACCTGTTTGAATCGCTATGCATCGATCATTTGCAACGCCACGGGGCCAGCAAAAAAGCCATTACCCGTGCGTTTGATGACGATGTTGAGTTTCAGGAGCGCATGGCAGAACACATCCGGTACATGGTTGAAACCATTGCTCACCACCAGGTTGATATTGATTCAGAGGTATAAAACGGATGAGTACAGCACTCGCAACGCTGGCAGGGAAGCTGGCTGAACGTGTCGGCATGGATTCTGTCGACCCACAGGAACTGATCACCACTCTTCGCCAGACGGCATTTAAAGGTGATGCCAGCGATGCGCAGTTCATCGCATTACTGATCGTTGCCAACCAGTACGGCCTTAATCCATGGACGAAAGAAATTTACGCCTTTCCTGATAAGCAGAATGGCATCGTTCCGGTGGTGGGCGTTGATGGCTGGTCCCGCATCATCAATGAAAACCAGCAGTTTGATGGTATGGACTTTGAGCAGGACAATGAATCCTGCACATGCCGGATTTACCGCAAGGACCGCAATCATCCGATCTGCGTTACCGAGTGGATGGATGAATGCCGCCGCGAACCATTCAAAACCCGCGAAGGCAGAGAAATCACCGGACCGTGGCAGTCGCATCCCAAACGGATGTTACGTCATAAAGCCATGATTCAGTGTGCCCGTCTGGCCTTCGGATTTGCTGGTATCTATGACAAGGATGAAGCCGAGCGCATTGTCGAAAATACCGCATACACTGCAGAACGTCAGCCGGAACGCGACATCACTCCGGTTAACGATGAAACCATGCAGGAGATTAACACTCTGCTGATCGCCCTGGATAAAACATGGGATGACGACTTATTGCCGCTCTGTTCCCAGATATTTCGCCGCGACATTCGCGCATCGTCAGAACTGACACAGGCCGAAGCAGTGAAAGCTCTTGGATTCCTGAAACAGAAAGCCACTGAGCAGAAGGTGGCAGCATGACACCGGACATTATCCTGCAGCGTACCGGGATCGACGTGAGAGCTATCGAGCAGGGAGATGATGCGTGGCACAAATTACGGCTCGGCGTCATCACCGCTTCACAAGTTCACAACGTGATAGCAAAGCCCCGCTCAGGAAAGAAGTGGCCTGACATGAAAATGTCCTACTTCCACACCCTGCTGGCTGAGGTTTGCACCGGTGTGGCTCCGGAAGTTAATGCTAAGGCGCTGGCCTGGGGAAAACAGTACGAGAACGACGCCAGAACTCTGTTTGAATTCACTTCCGGCGTGAATGTTACTGAATCCCCGATCATCTATCGCGACGAAAGTATGCGCACCGCCTGCTCTCCCGATGG